AAACCAAATCCCCATATTCATTGACCGTTCCCTGTTCATCGAGTTGCTTCTGCACAAAATTGCAGATGGACCATGCGGTAACCGCTCGTTCCTTGGGCATGAGGTCTTCCGCAAGTTTTTTGATGCCTTGAAAGAAACGGGCAATCGGATTGGATTGAGATTGAATGGTCATGAGTTGTTCCTTGGAAAACAAAAACAGGCGGTGCGGCTGGGTTTTTCCAGCGCACCGCCTGTAAAAGGCTACGGCTTATAGTCGATATTCAATTAGGCGTACTATATCACCAGAAGATGGAATCTGTCAATCTATCAGGGTTAGGCGAATAGTCCCGGAGGATTGCAGTTTCATTTAGATGTTGGGCTCATCTCCTGCAATTTCTCTCTCAACATCTTGACCAAATGCCGACCTTGATTCGCTGAGCAACGTTCGATAAAGCCGGGAAATGAATCGCGGACTCTGCGCGATTCGTCGGCAGTCAATGGAGTAAACTTCTCGATCGAATATGCCGCTTCCATCTCCTGCAGGAGAGCATCAATACTTTGTGTAGCTGCCGGCTGGTCGAGTGTCGGCGCCGGCTTGGTAACCGCCAGCTGTGGGCTTATAGCCTCCGGATCTAAAACGGCAGCATGATCATGAGACAGAATGTTGGACTGATCGCCTGAACCGCCTCCCAACAAAGCGATAAATTCATCGATCTGTTTTGGAGTGAGAAAAGAATTCAGGAACTTCGCCAGGTATGGGAGAGATGGGGCAGTGTGTGGCATGTGGATTATTTTTTTAGTTTGTGCGCAAGATGATACATCTCAAGTATGGTTACAGAATCATTTTTCTGTCGTCTTAGCATGCCAATTTAACATTGCCGCCATGCCTAATTTTGTTATATAAAACCGTCTATTAGATTTCGATATTCCTGTGTTGCGATATGTTTGTTCTACCCAACCTGTTTTAAGTAATCTGCCAAGATAATCCTGCCCCATTCTAATCACTTTATATCCTTTTCCTTTTCCATCCTGGCGTGCTTCATCCCAAGACGGATTATCAACCCATAACTTCTTTGAAAATTCAGTGATTGTAATTCCTGGATTTGCACAAATTATAATAAGCGATTTGAAGCTCAATTCAGTCATATTCATAACAACAATTTCCTTTCGGTGTGATAGTTTGCGCGTTACGGTCGTAACGGCATTCATTTCATTGGGATCTTGGTAGTCATGAGGCGATGTTATTTCCTGTATTTATAGTTCACGATATCTATAATTGATTGAAAAGAAACTCCAAATTCTTTAGCAAGGGTCATTGAGCTTTCTCCACCTATCCCGCGTTTTCCATAACGCTGTCGAATTTCAGCAACTTGTTTATCGGTTAGTTTGGCCATACCATGTACTTCTCCATGTGCAGGAGATTTTGGGGCATTATTCCCTTGCCGTTCTTTTTGTATCATATCCATTGTGTTGTCATAATGGGAGCCAAGGAAAAGATGCGCCGGCTGCACACATCGCCTATTGTCACAATGGTGGAGAACAAGCAAGCCGTATGCAATTTCTCCAAAGAATAACTCGTATGAAACGCGATGAACCAGATGTTTCTTCCCAAATCTTCCGCCTATTGATATCTGCCCATAACCGTTTGGGAAACAATTTCCATTCCATTCCCAACATCTTAGTCCATTGTAGAATATTGAAGACGATTCTTTATTTACATAACCCCAAAATCTTTCAATATCTTTCGATGTATAATTTGATTGCATTTTCAATCTCCTTAAGATTGTTGAAGTGCCAAACCCCGGCAGACTCCCATCTGCGCGGGGAACTTATGTTCTAATTATAATATAACTTAAATTACCTGAAGAACACACACGCCATTCCACCAAACATCATCTGTGTTCTGATTGGGCAGCATAACAAACTTGATCTTCACGCTTTCTATATGGTTAGAAATAAACTGATTCACCGCGCGGATAACCTCTGGATATATGAGGTCATCGACGAGGATCAACGCACCAGGGACCAGGAAACGCCAGGCGGCTTCCATGCCGGCGAGCTGCGGCTCATAGCCATGTTCCCCGTCATAATTATAAACATGGATTTTTGAATTCGCCGGCAGGCTTCCAAAGAAATCTCGATAATGCAAGTCCAACAAAGCCACCCGTTCAGAGACCCCGAACTTCTCCAAGTTTTCCCGCGTTCGGTCTTTGGAATTGGTCTGCTGGAATTCAGAAAAATTATCTACGCCAATTGCCCGAGCGGTATTTCCCAACAAGGCAGAAATCAGACTCCCGCCCTGGTAGGTACCAACCTCAACATATAGTTCTCCGGGGTCCATGGCGCTTACGCAGGCATTAAGCACGGCATAGACTCTCGGTCGGCTCATGCAGTGGATAGACTTCAACACGTCATCAAACTTAGAGTCATGAGTTCCAGCGAGAACCTCATTGAGCAGCAGGGTTAATTTTCGATAATCCATTTGAAGACTCCTAATAAAATTCTATTCATTTCCGTTTTGATCTAAAAAACAACTCTGAGAAGATCACTGTGAGCATGATAATGATTGCCTCGAGCCAATTAGGCTTCGGGGGGTTATCGCCAGAGTCCCAAGGTTCACGTCCATCCATGTTTCACGTATCCAAATATTGACTCTGATTCTTGAGCCAAAATTGATAAGGTTGTAATTCGGGTGCGGCACGCAGCGAGAATTGATCTTTCTTTTCAGCTCGCAAATAGACATCAGCATCGAACCGGCTGCGCCTGGTGTGGTGCAGATGATAGAACCCCTGCAGTCCATCGGGGATCGGGAAATAATGATTGAGCGGACTCCCTGGCTCATAGCAATCTGGACTTTCGAAGGGATATTCCCCTTTCCAATGTGAGTCGACCGGGATGATAGCCTGACGGTTCAAGCCGACCAGAGCACCCTTATTTCCATAGAACCAAATCTCTCCGTTCTCCAATTCACCGCATTCAATACCTGAAGTGAAGCCCGAGAGCGAATTGTCTGGCATGGGATTGTCGGCGATATATTGCAGATATTTTGTGGGATAAAGTTCATCACCATCGACAAGGAAGATATGTGATGCTCCAAAGAGTCGTTTTGCTTCATCCTGCATATATTGCCGTTGCCTGGTAAGTTCATTGGGCAGTAAGCTTCGTGCAGTTCGAATTAAATGGATGTTCGGCACTTGTATAATTTCATCGATCGTAGAATCTGTAGAACCGGTATCCGATACGATGATATGGGGAAACACATTCGCCAAGGCAGTCAGGATACGCCTAATCCAAACTTCTTCATTTTTCACCAGCAGCACGGGCACAATAAGTGCATGATTATTCAAGTCCATTTCGCGCCATCCGTTGGATTAGATTGAGCGTTGCCATACAATCCCCAACTGCGTCGTGCGCGCCATTGGGTAGGCGTTGCCAGCGGAAGTTCCCGTGATGCTGATTGAACTCGCCGACATATTCGGCATAGCGTAGCATGGCGCATATAGGAGCAATGCCAAAAAATTGATCGATCAGGATTTGCTGTTTGATATTGAGACTCTGCGCGATCAGCCGTATATCGAAATTGGCATTATAAATAACGATCTTCCTCTTATCCCGAAATACCTCTCGCAGGGTTGGAGTGAATTCGTCAAGCGTCGGCGCATTCTGGACCATCTCCATGGAGATGCCATGCACTGCTTGCGCTTCCGGTGAGATCTCGCAAGTTGGGCGAATTAATTGATTGTTGATCATCACATTGCCAGCGCCATCAATCACTCCGATCTGCAGGACCTGATCGGTCGAAGTAAGCCCGGTCGTTTCAGTATCCAGGATAACCAGTTGGTTCGTCGGCAATTGAAGCAAACTTTGCGCCCACTCAACAGACTCGCGATACGCATCTTCGATGAAGGAAAAAGAATTCATTTTTGACATATAGACTCCTTAGTGCCTTCTCCTTCTTTTCTTGTGCCGGCGTTGATAATCAGCAAGCAGCTCCTGTGCAGTCGGCACAGTTGGCTGAACCAACGTTGTGATCGGCTTGAGGTTACGCATGTCAAATGGAACATCCCCAGGAGACCATCTCGGGAGTTTGTTGATAGGCTGCGGATTGGTGTGGATTGTTCCATCATCGGGCAGTGCAATCTTTCCCTGAAGCGGATGTACAACAACCATCTCATAAACCTCCGGTCTCAATTGCGGCTTGAGATATTCGCGCAATGCTGATTCGCTCTTGAAGACTCGCAGGTTTCCTTTGCCGTCCGAAAGATAATTCTTTTTCTCGCCTTCTCCAGGAATATAGGCAACCCAGAACTCAAGCGGATTATCGCCATCTGGATCAGGGTTTGGAATGGTATTAGCATTTGATTGATCAGTGTTCATCTGATTATTCCTTTATTCCATGGGGCTGTGCGTAACAAGCTCGTCGGCTATGCTCTTTCCTTCGATGCGATCCAACAATACAGCAATGGGAATTTCGACATAGCACGTTTTTCGTAATTGAGAACGCATTCGATCTGAGTCTCGAAATTGCAAATATAGTTTTCCATCCCGCATCACTTTTCTAAACATGGTGACGCCATCAAGTTTCACGAGTCCATCATCGGCGATCTTAACCAATTCTCCGCGCTCATCTATTTTTGACATATTAGCCTCGGAACTCCTCGCCGGTCTTTGGATTGAACCAGAAGTGATGACAGTTATAACCCTGGCATGTAAATGCATCGTTGCCTGGTGCAGGGATCAGGTTGTTATCCAATATATATTTCTTCAAGGCTTTCTTGCCTTTCAGGTCCTGGCATTCTGGGCAGCTCTCGTCGCCATCCTCGCCGCCAAATTCAAGCAACACATTATCACTGCCTCTAAGCTTTGCTTGTCCATAAATCGAATCGAGGGTTGCGGCATATCCATCCGCGCGGGCAAATGCCTCATCAATCGAATCAAGCCCGTCCCATTCTTCTTTGAGCCTCGAAAACAGATCGTCAATGTGTCCGAGCTCTTCGCTCTGTGCATCACCCAGCCAAGCGAGAGTATCCTCGTCCATCGGCAGCTCTCCACCAGAGTCCTGATATCCTAATTCAGCAGCCTGGACAAACGCATCCACCATGCCTTTTTTCATGGCGTTCTTAAATGTGGTTACCGGTTTATTGCCCGTCAAATATTCGTAGACTGCATCATAGATGATCGACCAATAGGTATTCCGGATACCATCGTAGCCGGCAGCTGCGCGAAAAACTTCCCAGGTCTCCGGACGAATGTGCGGGATGAGTGCCGGGATAGTGCGGATCATGATTTGAATCAATGCGGGTTTATTCATGCTCTTCTCTACGCGGGTTGAGTTGCCAATTTATTCAGCTCAATGGCGATGTTTTCAAGATGCTTGCTCCTGAACTTTTCGTCTCTCACTGTGAGTAGCTTTACGTTTTGTATTACAAACTTCTTTTTTTCAGGATCATGGATAGTACGTGTTTTTTTGGTGCGGTCGTTATAGATTACGATCTCCTCATTCGGGAAACGTTCCATCGCACTGCGGACCCGTTGTTTTTGCAGTAGCTGATCAGTTCCGGAATCTTCGGTATCTGTGATCTGTTGATCTTCCTCTTGTGGTGTCCATTCAGCCGGGATCAAATTCGCTTCGACCAATAATTGTCGTGCCTCCTCGAAATTGACCAGAGGCTGTTGAGTTGACGGATCGCCCGCTGCACCGCCGGAGCCAGTAAATAATTTTGCGATGATATCCAATTCCGCCTGGCGCAGTTCGGTCTCAGCCATATCGCCGGCTACGTCGCGTTGCTCAAACTCGAATTCAATCGTTGGGGGCAATTCCTCCTGAATTTTTTCCTGGAAGCTCAGCGCAAAATCCAAGCCGCCTTTTGAAGTCGCGCGCCGGTGTTGTGATTCGGTTTCTGTCGCTGTCCCCATAGAGCCTGAAGAGACGGGCCAGAACTCGCGCGGATCATAGCCGAATGCCAGGGCATATCCAAAGATGATCATATCGACGAACTGCCGGCGATCAAACTGCTCAGGCAGATTGGAAAGACTGGTTAAGGCGACAGAGATATCCCGATTTCCATCGCCATTTGCAAGCACTTGGACTCCCGTATAATATTCGCGCTCCATCACGGCACGCTCATCATTGGACTCTTCCAGACTCTGCAGCCACTGCTGTTGAGTGACCCCGTTGATCGTCAGGATGCCTTTGGGCGCCTTCGAGCCCATCGTTTCGCGTTCATGCTCATACACGCTGACCAATAATTTCGCGAGATCCAAACAACGTGAGATGGCACAAAAACCCAAGCCATACATTTTCTCATTGGGTGATGGGAATGATGGCACACGGAAATAATCGTTAGGACTCCATGGCTGGTTTTCGCGTTTCGCCTGCATATACTTAAGTGGCTTCTCGATATTCCCTGTGAGCATGCACTGGGTTGGATCAACCGTAAACAATGCGGCAAGCGGACCATTGGGAATCGTTCGCCCAATTTCCACCACACTACCCAGGTCGGCTTGATAATAACTTTGCGCCGTGACGCTCATGCCATTGCGCCAACCGGAAATATCTGCAGCGACTTGAAAGTTATGCAATATGTTGACGAAGCGCCGCACCTGATTACGCCCGCCGATCAGAGTCCAACCGCGGTTCTTATCGATGGATACGACACTCTGCAGGATACCAAGCAGATAAGGTTCTTTGGTGACCACCTTCGCTAACCAGGCATCCCGCTTGCGCGAATCAGCTTGATATTTTGGCTCTGAGAAAATAGCTTCCTTAGTGAAGCCATAGATCTTGCTGAAAAATTCATTGATCTGTTTGGCATCAATCGAGAAGCGAGGTTGCTTCGATCCATCCAATTGAGACTGCGCTCGTTCAATTTGTTCGCCGGCTTGATCAATAGCCTGAACTATTTTTTTAGGCAGACCCTTGGTTGTTTTTCCCGCGCGCGCAGATATCTTTCGGACCGGTTTGTTTTTTGTTGTTTTCATAATATCCTCTTCTCTATCTGGTCCAGAAGTTTCCGGCTCCTGGGAATTGCGCCATCATGGTCGCTTCGCCCTCATCCGGGCTTCTGCCAATCCTTGCCTTGATCTGCTCTTTCTCTTCAATCAGCACGCCGGCACTGGAGATCTCATAGCGTGCTGAGCATAGATCGGCAAGCAATTCCGTGCTCGGCGGCAGCGCCAAATCTTGCCCGTCCTTGGGGTCCAGGGCGTCGCGCATTCGCCAATACATCTCCGCGCGCTTGTTGCGCATTTTCAATTTTTTACTTTTGTCTCGATACTCCGACTTCTCAGCTGGATTGAATGGGATCACGTTTTTATACCAAGGCTTTATGTGATCAAATCCAGACGATCCAACGCCACTCACATCAATATTGATATACGTTGGCTCTTCTTCGCCGATCTCCTGCCGTGAGAGTTCTGCCAGGATCGGACCATCTTTGATAATGGCGCCTGGCCAACTCTTCACCGGCGCAAACCAGTTATCGTATCGTTTTGATAAAGAGGCCTTATCATCGCCACCGCGGGAAGGATCGATGCCGACGGCAGTCAGTGGTGTTGTCGGCGGCTGACGTTCAAGCCATCTCTTTTGTGCCGCCCGGACCCATTCCGTGGGGATCACCTGAAATGGATTCGGCGGGTTCGAAGCGTTGAAATCTCCAAGCAAGATCTGCGATCGCAGTGGCTCAGGCAATGATTGCAGAATTGATTTGTAACGACCTCCATCATTGGCATAAAACGGATTGTCATCCACCATCGCTCGAATGAACGTGCGCGATCGCGGGTAGATTGTCTCGCCTTTATGGATGAATGGCGCTTTTTCTACTTCGATCTCTTTGCCATCGATCACGGCATACCACCGAAGTTCACCAGGCTTTGCCGGATGCGGATGTTCTGGGTTCAGCCAGGCGCCATATCGACGAGTGATCCATGCGCCTTCTGCATCCACCGGAGGGTTGCCGGTCAAGATCACGCGCACTCGCTGTCCCGGATCAACCGAACGATTCCATGCCGACACAAAAAGGATCTGGCTTTCCGTAAACTCTGGCGCCTCATCGAAAGCTACAAGGTCATGAGGACGTCCCTGGAAATTCTTCTTGTCCTTTTCATACTGGATGGCTGCGAATTCCAGCATGCGCTCATCTTCAAAGCGCCAGACGTGTAGGCTTTCATTGAAGGAATCTTTACGATGGTCCTTGTCGGCAGTGCCAAAGATTTGGCGGGAACGTTCGATCAATTCTCGAAGATTGGGAAAGACCCTCCGGAAGATGATGGATTTTTGGTGCGCTTCGCCTGCAAGTCCCAAAATCAGATCCGACTTACCGCCACCGCCGGCGCCACCGTAAAATAGTTCATCAGCACGCGATAGAAACGCAAGCCATTGGGGCTTGCTTCTCGGTACCCAGCGCGCCGTCCGCTCCTGGATTTTCTTCAGGTAGCGTTTCTCAGATGGCAACAACTGCGCTAGATAGGCTCCGATGATGTCTGGAGATATTGAGTTGGTAACGTTCATGACTCAGGCTTGGATGAGTCGTCTCGCTCTATAATGTTCACGATCGCATCCGTGAACGCCTTCATGGATTGTTCAAAAGCTTCATGGTCCACCGGTGGAACTAAGGGCTCGCCGTCTTTTCCGGTCACTTCCATTTTCTTCACAAATTTGCCATGCAT